TGGCCAGGTCCCAGTCACTGGGCACGTCCCAGGTAAGGCAGTCATCGGTCACGGCGCTGGTGACGTGCAGGGTTTCGATCGTTTTCCACGATGCTGCCCAGTTCAGGATGAGCTCCTGCCACCAGGACAGCCATGGGGTGCTGGTGTCGAGCAGCGTGGAGATTGTGGTGGCTTTTTTCACGGCCCAGCGGTGGCTGGTTCAGTCTGGGGATGGGGTGATGGGGTTGCGCGGTGCGTCTTACGGCACCGTAATAGCCGCGTAAGACGAAACCCATTGGCATGACTCCATCTTACGCTTATTACACTTATTACAGTAAAAAGATATTTATTAGAGAGAGAGGCCATATCGGAATATGCAAAGGGGCGCTTAAGGGGCTCTCTCCCTAAGGGGGTATCTCGGCGCGAAATAGCGTAAGAACGTAAGATCTCCCGAAACTCACTGCGCTGGAAAGGATTTGAGTATTACGGGCCGCGAAATACGGACGTAAGATCTTACGAAATGGCCAGGTCGTCGTCCGAAAGCGGAACCAAAGTGCATCGCTTGCTGCCAACGCCTGCAAAATGCGTCGGAGCCTTTGGTGCGTTGGCACCGGTGATCCGCCGCAGTGATGAGCGGTGCGCTCCGTTGCTCCAAGGGGTGGCTCTGAGCAGCTGATCAAGCTGCGCGTTGCTGTTGGCCACGGCCAGCTGGCAGCAGTCCGCGTACTCCCCATCGGGCAGCCTCTCTCCGCCGGGAAAGACCTTGATGCCATAGCGGCCCAGAATCGGCACCAGCTCATGCCAGGTCGTCTTGCCCAGTGATTGACCCTTGGCCACGGCCTTGACCATCTCCCCTAGAGACGCATCGAGGCCGCCGCCGTAGCGCACGATCTGTTGCAGGATGGTGTCGCGGCACTTCAGCTCATCAGCATCCCCAGCGTCGTGCTGCTGGTTCTCCCAGTCCATTTGGTCAATCCACTGCTGGGCCTGCTCAAGGGTCAGCTCACAGCCGCCGTTGGCCTCCAGCGACCAGGCACCGGCCAACAGCGTGCCGTGCTGATCACCAAAGCGCTGACCAAATTTGCGGCCGAGAGCATGGGCCAGGGTCTTGGCGTTCTTAACGATGGTTGGCAGGTTGCTGAGCGTGCGAGCAATCAGCGCCTTGCCGTTTTCGATCGTTGAGATTGACAAGATCTCACGTTCAAAGTCCAGCCATTCGTTTTCGTCAAAGTGGCCCTTGCGCAGAGCCAGCACGCAAAACCGGTCAATGTCGGCCTTTTGAATCAGCGAGACGTTGATGCTTGAGACGCAGAACATGGAGCGAATCTCAAAGGCGTTGGTCCCGCCGCCTGGAGTGCCCTTGTAGATCTTGCCGCCTTCCGATGATGCGATGCGCGCTAGAGCGAGCACGTTCTGCACCATCTGCTTGTCTTTCACCTCGTTCTGCTCAAACTCATCAAACACCACGGGGATGGCGTCAGACTTGAGCGTGCCGCGCAGGCCGGCTTCAGTGGTGCCGCCAGTGGCGGACTGGAGCACGCCACCCATGAGCGGCCGCATGAAGGTCTTGAGCACGGTGGTCTTGCCGGTTCCAGCGCCACCAGTCACCCAGACGTGGGGACGCCAAGCCAGAGCGCCGCAGACAGGCGCCAAGATGAGCCAGCCAAGCAGGAAGTGCGCAGAGACGGGCATCTCCCATTTGAATCGCTCAGCTATGGCCCGCAGGCGCATAGCGTCGTCATCGCCCAGGGGTGTGCCGCTTGGGCCATCTAAGTGGCGGGCCTGCTCGTAGAAGTATTGGGTCGGCGGTGGGGCGTGAACCGAATGAGCCTTTTCGTCAACAATCAGGCGATCGCCCAAGTGAAACACCACGCGACCATCATCCAACCAAGCGCCGCGGCCACGGATGCGATCGGGGTCAAAGACGCCCGCTGCTGACTGATTGCGAAACAAGGCAGAGGCAGCTGCTAGCCAGTTGACGCCTTCCTTGCTGGGGTGGACAGATTCCCACCAACCGATCTCGGCCAGCTCAAGCAGGTTTGTTGCGGTGTGCGATCCGCGGGAAATGGTTGTGACCTGGCCTGTGGAGCGAGGCAGGTAGAAATATTTGCCGTTGTCAAACCCCAAGCAGGCAAACGGCGCTGGCAGGATCTCGCGTGCCGGATCTGGCGCTGGCGCTGCCGTGGCCGGCGTTGGCTTTGGCTCCGGCAGCGGGTCAAGCGCCTTGGCGAACCTGGCAACGATGCCAGCAGCCTGCGCCGGAGTCATGCCCTCGGCCAGGCCATCGGCCAGATCCCACCCCTGGGGGAGTTTCTCGGATGGGTTGACCACCTGCACGATGCAGCGCAGGCCCAGCAGGATGCGTGTGAGCGTGGCGGCAGCCTTGCGGCCTACGTCATCGGCGTCTGGCCAGATCGTGACGGTGCGACCACGCAGCGCGCTCCAGTCGGCGTGCTGCACGTTGCTGGTTCCACCTGGCCAGGTGCAAACCGCATGATCGGGAAACAGGGTTGCGGCAGCATCGGCGGCCTTCTCACCTTCGGCAATGAGCACCGGAGCGCCAGCCTTGCGCCGGGGCCAATAGAGCGGCCGTGGCTTAGCGGGTGACTTCCACGCCCAGGCGCTGCCAGTCCAAGTCAGTGGGCGGATCTTCTTGCCGGGGAAGCGGCAGACGATGTAGTCCTCGTTGTAGCGCCAGACCTGCTCAGCGCCGGCTGTCGGTGGCTCCGTTCGCGGTTTGGTGGTGTCGATGCCTAGGTGCTGCTCAATCCGCCTGCAGGCCTGCTTGAAATCCCAGCCGGTCACCCTGGTGAGCAGGTCCATTCCAGAGCCACCGCCACCGGCATGGTCTTTGCCGCCGCATTGATTGCAGTACCAGCCGCCGGGGCCATCGTCGCGGTCCCAGCGGTAGCGGTCTTCACCAGCGCACGCCGGGCATGGCTGGTGTTTATCGGTGAGCTGCTCGGGTGACAGACCCGCGAGCGCTCCCAGCAGCTCCGGCCACCGGCCAGAGGCAGCGTCAATGGCTGATGGCATGGGTTAGGCCGTCGCCACGCGGCCAGGCCCTTGGCGTTCAATATCGCGGACGATCAGCCGGCGCAGGTATGCAGCGCGGCTGCATCCCTCGTATTCGGCCTGAACGTCGAGGTGAGAGACGTGCTCAAGGGCGAGTTCAATCGTTACGCAGCGCTTGCCTTCAGCAGTGGGCCAACCGGGCATGATGGGTAGTGGTGTGTTTTTAGAGTATAGGGGGTACCAAAGCGGTATGGAATGGGGTAGGGTGGGGAGGTAGCCGCATCGGAACCACTACCGCCATGAGCGTGACCTTGCGCGATTACCGCGCCTTTATCGCATCAAAGGGCACGGCCGCCGGATCTAGCGGCTTTGCCTTGCATAACAAATGGCCAAGCTTGTTTCCGCACCAGCTCGAAACCTTGCGGTTTACCTGCCAGAAAGGCCGATCAGCGGCGTTCCTTGATACGGGCCTTGGCAAGTCCCGCGTTGAGGCTGCCGCGGCCGCTGAGTTCTGCCAGCAGTCTGGCAAGCCCTCGCTGATCCTCACGCCATTGGCGGTCGCCCGTCAGATGCAGCGCGAGTGTGCAGCTGTTGGCGTTGATGCTCGGGTGATCCGTGAGCAGTCCGAAGCTGGGCCAGGCGTGAACATTGCCAACTACGAGCGGCTGCCGAAGTTGGATTGCAGCGCTTACGGAGGCGTTGTGCTGGATGAGAGTTCGATTCTCAAGAGCTTTACTGGGCCGACCAAAACGATGCTTTGCGAGGCATTTTCATCAACGCCCTACCGGCTGGCGGCTACTGCTACGCCAGCTCCTAACGATCACATGGAGATTGGCCAGCACTCTGAGTTCTTAGGCGTCATGCCTGGAAACGAAATGCTGTCTCGCTGGTTTATCTCGGATCAGTCCACGATGGGAGGGTATCGGCTCAAGGGCCACGCTCGGGCCGACTTTTGGCGCTGGGTTGCTTCGTGGTCTCGCGCTGCCACCTTGCCATCTGACCTCGGTGGTGATGATGCAGGGTTTGTGCTGCCACCGCTGAATTATCACCTGCACACCGTTCAGGCCGACATAAGCACTCATGTGCCTGATGGCATGTTGTTCAGGATTCCCGATGGCTCGGCTACCACCATCCACAAGGAAAAGCGCTTGACATTGGATGATCGAGTGGCTGCGGCTGCCGCGGTTGCCAATAACGCATCAGGCGCGGTGATTGTCTGGTGCGAAACGAATGGCGAATCATCTGCTCTTGCTGCTGCAATTCCTGACGCGATTGAAGTCACCGGATCTATGAGCCTTGACGCCAAGGTTGAGGCGCTGGATTCGTTCACCTTTGGCCATTCGCGGGTGATTGTCTCCAAGCCGAAGCTGGCGGGGCTGGGGTTGAACTGGCAGCACGCCAACACAGTTGTGTTTGCCAGCGTCAGCCACAGCTATGAGCAGCATTACCAGGCCGTGCGCAGGTCATGGAGATTTGGCCAAACTTGCCCGGTTGAGTGTCATGTCGTGATCAGTGACACCGAAATGCCTATCTGGTTAAACGTGCAGCGCAAAGCTATTGATCATGGCCGCATGAAACGGGCCATGGCACAGGCCATGCAGTCCGGCAAGTCAGACGCAACGTTGCGCCGCGCTTACACCAGAGCGCCAAAGGTCATCCTTCCCCTATTCCTGCAAGCATCATGAAGCCAGATTACGAAGGTCGCTCATGGGCGATTTACCTTGCCGATTGCGTTGAGTTGCTGTCTGGCTTGCCAGATGATTGCATTGACGCTTCAGTGTTTAGCTCTCCGTTTTCATCGCTCTATATCTATTCAGATTCAGAGCGCGACATGGGCAACGCTGCCTCTCACGAAGAGTTCTTAGAGCATCACGCCTACATGGCACGCGAGCTGTATCGGGTAATGAAACCCGGCACGGTGATCAACGACCATGTGAAGGACACTGTTTTCTACGCCAACTCTAGCGCAACGGGAGAAAGCGGACTGTATCCATTCAGCGATGCCGCCCTAGCCAACTACAGAGCTGCCGGATTTATTCTTAGGGCGCGGACTACGGTTTGGCGTTGCCCAGTGCTGGAGCGTAGTAAATCCAATCCAGAGCGCTTGCTTTACAAAAACATTGGCGAAAATTCTAGAGTCTGTGCGCCTGGGATGCCTGAGTACATCTTGACCATGAGAAAGAACGCCTCAGGCGTGAAGGTGGGCGATTCCGTCCGCCACGCTGTGGCCAAGTGGACGGCAGAGCGATATGAAAGCGATGCGCAAGAGATTGCCCGTGATCACGCCGAGCGCATGATGCGAGCGGGATTGATTGATGGAGTCAATCCGCAGTTGCTAGCCGAGCTAGCAAAGGCTGCCAAGTTCCCGCTGGATCAGTGGCAGGAATGGGCCTCGCCGGTATGGATGGAGACTCGAAACACGGACGTGCTCAACTCCAGATTCAAGGGCCACGAGGATGAGAAGCACATCTGCCCTATGCCTTTGGATTTAATCGAGCGCTGCCTGACCCTCTACAGCAATCCAGGTGATCTGGTGCTGGATCCGTTCAATGGCATCGGCAGCACCGGTTACCAGGCCGTGAAGATGGGCCGGAAGTACATCGGCATCGAGCTGAAGCTCGAGTACGCCAAGCAAGCTGCAAAGTTCCTGCAGGCAGCTGAGCAGCAGAGCGGGTCATTGCTTGAGCTGATCACCGACACCAACGAGGAAACACCATGAACGGCCTCCAACCCTCCCACGAAATACGAAAACTTACCATCGTGCTACCTGCCCCCGTTGTTGACGCCCTGCGGTCACAGCTCAGGG